TGTAAGCCGGTAATTCCGTGGGCCACGGCCATGGGGTTACCGGTTTTTTATTTACTTAATCAACATTATAAAAGATGAGAAAACACAAAATAGACCACATCAACTCAGATGATGAGTGTAAGCGTCTCGCGCTTAACTTAAATCTTATTCACGGCGATCCATCTTGAGGTATAGGACATCCGTCGGGGAAGTTAAGAAAAATGCCTAAAATTTACAGAAAAAGTTTAGTGCTAAAACGCATCAGGGAGCAGCTTGAGAACGGTTCTTCCCTTGAAGCGGCAATCGCGTCATCTGGATTAAGCAGTAGACAAACTGTTTATATTTGGAGAAAAAAAAGGCCGATGATTGATCGGTATATATCGGAATGTATAGACAGGAGTGACTTAAGAAGAGTACGTCTGGTAGAAGATGCACATTTTAAAAAAATGATATCAGGAGATGGGTCGGCTGCTGACTATATTTTTTACTTGACCAATCGTGCTTCTGGTCGTTGGGCAGATAAACGCGCGCTCATTAGCAATACAAATATCAATAGCAATAAGGTAACGGTAAGCCCATTTAAGGATTTTAAAGAGGATGAGCTTGATGCAATTGTTAATGGAATCACCAACAGAATTAAGCCGGAAGGATAAAGAGACACTGGCCGGGGTATACGCCGAGAAAGCTCGTCGTCATTATCTCGACTATTGCCATTATACCGACCGGAACTATCAGTCTCCGCCGCATATACGGTATTTAATCTCCAAACTCGAAGCATTGGAACGCGGAGATAACAAGCGGTTGATGATATTTATGCCACCGAGAAATGGAAAATCCGAAACCGTTTCTCGTAAATTCCCGGCCTGGTATTTAGGGCGCAATCCTGACCACAACGTGATTCTTTCTTCATACGCCTATAGCTTGGCGCGCGGGTTTTCTAAAGACAACCGCGACATGATAGAGAGCAGGATATACAAGACAATATTTCCGGTATCAACAAAAGACGATTCGCGCGCAGTCAATGATTGGGATATTGCCGATCATCGCGGCGGAATGCTTACCGCAGGCGTAGGCGGGTCAATTACCGGATACGGGGCGAATCTGTTTATTATTGATGACCCGTTTAAAGACCACAAAGAAGCCGAATCACAGCTTATCAGGGATAACGTCTGGCAGTGGTATCGGAGCGTTGTCTTAACCCGTCTTGAGCCTAACGCCAAACTGATCCTGATAATGACCCGCTGGCATAGAGACGACCTTGCCGGCCGCATTTTAGCTGAAGATAAAGATTGGGAAATTGTGAACTTTCCGGCCCTTGCGGAGCCTAACGACATCTTACAGAGAAAAGAGGGCCTGGCACTGTGGCCGGAAAGGTTCCCTTTACCGGTTTTGCTTGACACTAAGAATAAAGTCGGGTCGCGCGTGTGGAACGCGTTGTATCAACAGCACCCAATGGATTCGGAATCGCAAAAGTTTAAGCGCGAATGGTTCCAGTGGTATGACAACCTGCCGGTGAACATCGCACGCAGAGGTTCCGGGGTAGATACCGCGACAAGCCTTAAATCGTCAAATGATAATACCGCCAAAGTGGACGTGTTCCGGGGGGAAGATAAGTTTCTCTACGTGGACGATTGCTTTTGCGAAAAGATAACGGTAAGCGGATTTGCCAAACATCTTATCAATCAGCATAAGGCAAAGAAGTATAACAAAGTCAAGCTTGAGAAGAACAACGCCGGCGAGGCGTTTAAACAGCGCATTGATGAAGTTTCCCGGGAAGAAGGAGTGAGTATCCCGGTTGAATGTGAGCAGACGTCCACCGATAAAATGGTTCGCGCAATGGAATTCCAGCCGCTTGTCGAGAACGGCACGCTGCGGTTTAAGCGCGGGAATAAGAAAGTTACAGAACTGGTAGAACACCTTATAAATTTCGATGGTTTGGGCGGGGACGTTGACGATGACGTTGACGCGCTGGGGTTTGCCATCAAAGCGGTATTGGGCGGCGAGGAAGCATACGCCGGAACATTAGATTACGATGTTTCTCCCGATTAAGGAGTGTAGATGTTTGGATTAAAGACTATCCGTAATCTCAAGAAAGAAAACGCGCAGATGCAGGCGTATCTCGACATCTTGGAAGGACGAATCATAACATCCGTTGAATCCCAGTCCAGTAAATACCGCGGGAACGAATACACGAGTTACGATTCGATAGTAACGCAGCTTGACAAGATGTATTCCGGGACGGCCGACTGGGGGAACCTTATCGCCAAGAACATCATCGACGTGCGCGCGGCCTTCACTATCGGGCAGGGAGTGAGGCCGGTTTATATGGAAGGGTTTAACGAAGATACCGCTTCCCGGGAAATGGAATTTATCAAAGCGTTTCTGATAGCCAATAACTTGGACAACGAAGTCCCCCAGGATTGGGCCCGTGAAGCTGAAGTGGAAGGAAAGTTTTGCTGTAAGTTGATACCCGACAATGGGAAGAAACAAATTAAGGTTAGATACCTGTCATACACAGACACTAAATACAAGGTCATTACCCCGGAAGATGATTACGCGGTGTATGAGCGGGTCGAATATAACATCAATTCTTCTCTGGAAAGAATTGAAAAAGGAAGTTTTGTCTATAAACGTTTCGGCGGCAGGACGACAAAAGTCAACGAGACCACTCCTAAAGCCGGACTGTGCCTTGGGATGATCGAGGGAATAGACAAGGCTCTCTGGGATTGGAGGAAGATCAACCATCTATTCTCCGCGCCTACTCCGCATTTTGAATGTGAAACTCCAGAACAGGCCGAGAAACTCAATGAATTGCTCAAAAAGATTAACTGGAAGATAGGCAAATATATCGCCACAACCGGTAAGTTCAGCTTTGTTGAATCTACCAGCCAAACCAAGGAATCAATCGAGAACGAAATCATCACCCGGGCAAAGATGGTATCAGGCATTGTCGGTCTGCCGGTGCATTTCCTCGGCCTTCCGGACTTGATGAGCAATCGGTCGACGTCCACCGATTTGTTCGAGCTAATCAACGCTTCAACGTCCAAAGAGCGCACCGTCTGGATTGGTGGATATGAAGAGTTGTTCCAAAAGGTTCTTGCTATGGCGAACCTTGTGTTCAATATGAGTTTCAATCCTGAAGCTATTGGCGTAGAAATACCGTTTGTCTCCGAGCAGAAGATGAAGCAGATTGTGGAAATTTGGTTGCCGTTATATACGGCACGAGCGATAGACCTGGATACATTACTCAGTAAAATTCCCGATGTCGATGTCGAGACGGTGAAAGAGAATTTGGCCGAAGTAGAAGCAGGGGAGATGGAAAAAGCGAGAATGCAGCTTGAGCAGTTAAAGACAGAACAAATGCAAGGAGCGGCGGTATGAAACAGCTAATCCAGGCGCAAATACAGAATTTTTCCCAAGAAGAGATAAAAGATATGATCCCGCAAGACACGCTTGCGCGCATTAAAAGCAATGACCCGAGTCCTGTATTTAAGGCTTACTGCGTGGGCCACGAGGGCGAATGTGAAGCCAATATGGTCGGTAAGGGGCATACGGTATTCAAGTATTTCCAGGACGCGATTATCAAGCTTTCCGACAAGCTAAGATTCGGGACAACGATATTCCACGGACACAATAAAGACGATAACTCGCACGATGGGCGTGTTTCTATCGGCGAATTAGTCGGCAAGACGTTAAAGAATATCGGCGGCAAGTTGTCTTCAATAGTCGCTTTATACATCAAGCCGGAATACAGAAGCTTGCCGTTAGATGTGGCATCGATTGAATCGGATATTGAGTTCACAAAGGAGGGCAATGAAGTAAAAGTCGAAGAGGTGACCAATGTTAGCGGCATTGCATTAGGCAATTCCGCGGTAAACCGGCCCGGGTTTCCAGGGGCCACATTGCTGGGCGCTATGCAGGCGTTTGGCGGTAAAGGGGGCGAAATGACTAAAGAAGAGATTATTGCAGCAGTCAAAGCCGGTAACATCAAACCTTCGGATATTTACACAAAAGAAGATTTGGTATCCGACAAGGTGGTAAGTGAACACGTAAAGGCCGAGAAGACTTACGAGTATGAATATGGCAGCGCATAAAAGAGCAGCTCGAAGACCTGCGCAAAACCCGGGAAACCGAGATCAAGGAAAAGGACGGCAAGATCGCCGAACTTTCTTCGCAGATTATCGTCGGGAAGGCTGAAGGGGTATTCAAAACATTGGCCACTGAACGCAAGGTCGACGAGAAGGCGCTTTCGTTTATGAACCGCAATTTCAAAGGGTTCAAAAGCGAGGCTAAGGATGAATCCGCGCTAAAGACAGACGTCAACAAGTTCATCGACGCCCAGCTTGCCGAATACGCGGAAACCGCAAAACTTTTCGGGGTAACGCCGGCAGCAGGGAACAATAATCCGTCCGCTGCGTCAGGAACGGGAACGCCTCCAGGTGATCGTCAGGGCGATTCGGACAACCTGGAAGATCCTAAAAACAACGATTTTATACCGGCATAACCGGTCAATAGGAGGAAAAGCATGAGTTTATCAGCACCTTTTTTCAGAGCGCCGATAGAATCTTCTATCGTAGTTACCGCGCCTACCGCTAAATATACCGCGGGGCAGGTAACTAAGGTTGAAGATGTGGTCGGAGTAATCGTGGAAGCGGCGGAAGCCGGGGCATCTGCGGTCTTAGTTATCGAATGCAAGAACGCATATCTGCCCAAAGACACTACCACCGGCAACACCTTTGCTGCAGGAGATAAGGTGTATTACTCCGGAGGGAAGATGTACAACTCAGTAAACAAGCCGACAGGGGCAGTTCTCTGCGGTGTAGCGCGTAATGCGTACGTCGCTGCCGACACGTATATGGAGGTCGACTTCGACGGCAAACTTGGGATTGTGTCCTAAGGTTGCATTCAACCAAAAATCAAGCATAAGGAGGAAACAGTGAGATTTAAAGGAAAAGTGATCAACGACTGGGGAGCGGTAGATTTCAGCAAGGCGGAACACGTCGCTAAGTTCAAAGCGGCGATGAACGCCTTTTTCCGCGCTCCGGAAAAGAATCCACAGCTGAGGGCTGCAATACAGGCATTCGCCACTAAAGGCGATTTCCCGGCCGAGGTGTTGCAGGTGTTGCAGAAGTTTAACGTCGGCACTGACTATGACCTGGGATACGAGTCATTGTATGACATCAGGGATTTCTCCGGGACAAACCAGTCCGGTTTTGAAATTCTGGATGTTGAAAATGGGCTTACTTTTTCCAAGGTCAAGGCCGGCGAGAAGATAAAGGTCTACAAAATGGGCGGCAGCAAAGCTACCGTCAGTTTTGACCTTTACGGTGGCGCGCTCGGTTGGAGCAGGACGCTGTTCGACGATAAGCAGTACTGGACAATAGAAGATACCGCCATCGCGTTTCGTAATAAAGCCTATTCTTCCCGCGCCCAGGCGTTTTACACCCTGCTTGATGCCGTCTCGTCATCGCAAAATCTTGCCTGGCAGGCAGTTACTCCTTCCGGAGTGGCCAATAGCGACAAGGACTATGAGGCGATCCGCGACATCAATACCATCAACAAAGCCTGTGAGACTATTCTCCTGGCCTGTAAGGACAAAGGCTATGGTGTAACTCCGAATAGTCAGTTCATTATTTCTGCCCCGATACAGCTTAAGGGCAGGATCATACGGGCATTAGCGATAATGCAG